CAAATTTCTTAGTAGAAACACTAGAAGTATTAATCATTGGAGTACCGTCAATTTGATTAGCTTCAAGAACCATGCCTGTAGCATTAGTACCCTTAATCATTGAACGGAATGTAGCCTTTGCAGTGTTACCCATTAAGTATTTCTTTTGACCGTTGATGTTTGCATCATCAAGACCTGCTTCAAATGTGCAAAGTTGTGCATATGTATCAACGTTTGTTTCTGTTGCACCATAGAAGATACCAGCTGGCTTTTCTGCGTCACCTGCAGCAGCACCAAGAACAGTTGCTTGAAGTTTGTCATTCAATGCATTTACAATATCTCTACGGATAGCAGCTTCAACACCGATTGTGTCTTGTGCAATCAATTGCTTAGAGATATCTACATAAGCAGTAAGACGTTTTGGAGAAAGCTTAACAGTTGTGAATGTGTTGCCAGTTGCACCAGCTTCGTCAATTTCACCTTCCCAACCAACTTGTCCTTTACCCATTACAGGAACTTGGATGTCGCCTTTTGGAAGACCTGTATACCAACGTGCACCTAATTGACTCAATACTGAATTAGCATAAAGTGGTTCTAAGATACCTTGTATTTCAGTTTCGATAACTTCATCATGTACGCCAGGTACTGCACTTTCACCTGTACCTTGTGTTTGTACAGTCATCACACGATTTTCAGCGTTAATAACGAATGATTTCTTGTTTTCGTTAATTGCGTTACGTATTTCTTTAACTAAAGATGTGTTTTTCATTTTCTTATTTCTTGTGTTATTTTTTTCTTCTTTTTCAGGTTCTTCCTCTTCTTCAGGAAGTTCTCTTTGATACTGAGCTAATTTCTCTTCAAGGGCCTTAAGTTCTTCTTTCTTTTCATCGATTTCTTCTCTTAATGCCTTGAATTCTTTGTCTTCGTCTTCAGTCATTTCACGAACTTCTGTCTTGCAAAGTTCAACGATTGCTTTCATACGTTCTGAAATTTCACCGATACGAGTCTTTATTTCGACTGAGTTCATATATTATTAAAAATATTTTTATGATTTTAAACTATAATCAATGTTATTTATAACAATATAGTAATTTTTTAGACACCAAATTCTTGTCTAATTGCTTCTATCTGAGCTAATTTAGCATCAAGAGATTCTAATATTGCTTTGTCGTGCTCTTCTTTCTCTGCTCGTTTCTCTTCTTTGAAATTTTCTAATGAACGTAACTTAACTTCAGTTGCTTCATAAGCAGGAGCACAACTAAGAATAGAGATTTCATCTAAGAATGCAATTGAGCGAATAGTACGGTCATAAGTACCATCACCATTGTCTTTCCATTCTTCATCTTCTGGTGCAAAAGCAAAACTTAATGCATCAAAATCACCTCTGCGGATTCCTTCTAAAAGCATATCTCCATAAGCAGTATTTGGAAGTTCAGTTTCAAATTCAATACCTCTATCAGTGACAAATAGATGTAAAGAACCCTTACCGAACTTAGATCTTGCGAATGTACCTTGTCCTGCATCATGATTTACATATAATTTGACATCATGACTATTGATTAAGTCTTCTGTTAATGCATCTTTGGAGATAGTTTCATAAAATTCTCCATATAACAATTCAGAACGAGACTCAGCAGGAATAGCTAAACCAGAAATCTTACGAGAATTTTCTTCTGTACTGCGTATTTCAGTAGTAATATTTCTAATTTCAAGATTATTCTTCTTCATTTTCTTGTCCTTCTGTATTTTTCTCTTTATTGTCAGGATTTATCTTGTTTTGGTTAGGATCTGAATAAGATATCATCAATTCATCACCACCTTCAACTGGGCTATATCCTAATTGCTTACGTGCTTCATTACGAGTAATAATTCCTTTATCAACTAATGTAGACAAATAGTTAACCTGAGATTGTTTATCCTGTTTGATGATGTCTTCTTCTACAACATCAATATAATATTTGTTTTTGTCTTTTGGAAGTATCAATTTACGGTTAATCTCTTGTTCAAGCATCAATACATAAGGTGCTAATGTATTAGTAACGAACTGTAATTGTGCTTGCTCCAAGTTATTGTAACTTGTCTTTGACAAATCACCTAAAAGTACAGGAGAAATATTGAACCAACGTGCAACTTCTTGAATATTGAAAAGACGAGATTCAAGTAACTGCGCATCTTTTGAGTTTGAAGAGATTTGTTGGTATTTCATTCCTGATTCTAAAACAGCTATACCTGTTCCTTGTCCTATCTGTGATTCATTCCATGCTGTACGTATTGATTCTCTTTGGTCTTTTGTAAGACGTGGAGATTCAGTTGACAATATTCCATGTACAGTCATACCACCACCGAAGAAGTCAGATGCTGCTTTTTCTGCATTACCTGCCAACTTAACAGTATTGGTTGCAAATGACAATATAGATTTTCCTTCTATACCATTAGCTGAATGCATTACGACATGAATGATATTGATAGGCTCAACTAATGATTTAGTCAACTTAGGGACTTGATAGAACAATGTATTTCCTGCTTTATTATAGACGATATTGCATTCTCCAAATGGGAGATATTCAAGTGATAAAGGAACACCTCTATTATCACGATGAATATATGCGAAACCATTACCATAAAGCAACACATCTTTAATTAAGTTCTTGACAAGCATAAACTGTGTCAAAAGACAATCATCGAACACCTTGTCAGCATAGAATAATGGTGGAACGTCTTCGTCCTGATTCTTTGTCTTGACCTCCCAGTGCATTTGACCGACTGAAGAACTGATTAAGTTGATTGCTGCAAAGAATGGGCTTTGTGATAATGCACCATATCCTTTAAGATTAAGCAACTTCTGCAATAATCCGATACCTTCATTAGCGATAGCACATGCATCTGTTGGCTCTTCTCTATGTGGTTGTTCGACTTCTCTAATTTCTCTTTTTTTCCATGGCCACATAATATGTAGTTATATATTTTTAATAATATAGTATTAAGATAAAACCCATGCTTCTGGGCTGTAATATCTACTATTCAGATAGCATCCAAGTGCTTCTAGCATAGAAATTACTGGGTCTATTTTGGCATTTTTGTCACCATTTGCCTTTGCTGGCTTTGTATTTTCGTTATGATCTATCATCAATTCAACATTACCAAAGCACCAATCTACTGCTGGATTTGTGTCAATTATGCACTTTCCAGAACGAACTAGCATCTCAAAGAACTTAGTTGGACCATTGAAATGTCCTATTGACTGTCCATAAATACACAATGGAAGTCCACTTTGTTCAGCAGTAATAGCCCAACTTGATGCATTATATTGGTCATATCCGTAATCAACGAACGAAATTGTGCGAGAAACTTCTAATTGGTCTTTCAATATATGCTCATAGTCAACAACATTTCCTGCCGTCTTAATTGCCCATCCTCTTCTTATCCATTCTTTGTAATATTCCTTATTTGATGAATTCTCTATTGCTTCTTCAGGAATATACAGCCATGTCTTGAATATGAACTTGTCAGGATTTACAGGACGATCTGGATTAGGTGGTATACATACTGAATGAGCAGTAAGGTCGCATACAACAGACAAGTCGCATCCACCAAATGCAATTTCGTCTCTATATTCTTCAAGATTTACTTCTTGCATGTTCTTCTGTATATAATCACGGGAGATCCAAATATTAGAAGACTGCATAAACTGATTAAGATTCTTTGTTCTTACACCTACCTCCAATGATGTATTGTTTACTGCATCTTGTATCTGTTCTCTCATGTACTCATATCTGACTGTCTGACCTAAACTTGGAGAGCATTTTATCCAATTTGATTCATCTTGCCAGTCATCATCTTCATCGAGTTCATACAATAAGCTGAACATTGTATCATCTTCTTTTATATTATTCAATATTTGCTTACAAGTACTGTACATAGAATAGCATGGATATGTCTCACCAACTAAGAAACCTGCTGTTGTTATAATCAGCATCAAAGGCTGTGTACGCATACCCATTGAAGATATAAGAACATTATATAATCCCCAGTCTTTTGCTGCGTGAAATTCATCAATGATAGCAGTTGACGTATTCCAACCGTCCAACCCCATACTATCAGATGAATGGACTTGTATTACAGACTTTGTGATAGGTATCTTGATGTCTCGTCTAAACCTCTTGAACAACTTGCCTTTTGGATCTATTGACTCTGCATAGTTCTTTGTCTGCTCATAGCAGATTTCTGCTTGCTTTGCATTGTTTGCTACAATATCGACTTCTGCACCATTTTCTTTGTCGGCAATTGCACAGCATAAAGCTAATGACGCAGCTAATGCAGTCTTACCATTCTTACGTGCAACAAACAATAATGCTTTCTTGGTAACTCTATAACCACTATCTTTCCATTTCCAACCGAATATTCCTGCATATGCAAACTGCTGCCAAGGCAACAACTCAAAATTAGTACGAGCATGAATACCTGTTGAGTGCTTCATCTTTCGTACTAATTCAATTTTCTTGTCTACATCATCATAGTCAAATTCAATGTCATCTCTATCAAACCATGATATGTATCTTTTACAAGCTAATTTAATTGCTTCACATGCTATTATTCTTCCTTCTACTACGTCTTGTGCATATTTGTTGTAAGTCTTAAATGGGTTGAAATAATTCATTATAGATTTAATATATATTTTATGTCTTACGTCATAAAAGACGTAATATATTTATATTAAAATAGAACAAAAAAGGCTACTCAAATGAGTAGCCCAAACAAAAGAAGATATAAATATATGTAATAAATATAAATATGACAGATTGACAGTTTGGGATGTCAGCCCATGAAAAAATTATAAATAATATGAATGAACGATCTATTTTTCAATTGGATGTACTAACGGTGTATAAGCATATAATTTATATGTAACACCAATACCATCTTGTTCCCTTTCCGATATTTCTAATTCTACTTGTTCTTCAGTTTGTTTTATACAGGACATAAATTCCTTTATCAATATCCAAAGCATATCAGCTGACTTACAGACTTTTAGTGTACATCGTATATTGAAACCATCTTGGTCTTTATTAAATTTTAGATTAGATACACAGTCGAAGTCAAATATACTTGATAATATCGATTCATATGTCTCAAAACAATACTTTTTGTCGTGGGCTTTCTTTATGTTTCTTGCTTTTAATTCTATTTCTTTTGTCATTAATATCATTGTATAGTAGTTTATTTAATTAATAATAAACATTTTTTCTTTTAACATCAAAAATGTCTATAAGAAAATAAACATTTTTTTCTAACAATGAAGAAATTTATTCTAACTCGTTCATCTGCCTTTTGGGGTGGTGGCATAACACTTATATATAGTTATATCGGATTTTCTAAAAAAATGAGACCTTACGCTGCTAATTTATGCAAAAATAAATATATAGTATATCTTATGAATCAATGTTATTCGTTCACATTGAGTGAAACGAAATGTTATATAATCAGTGAGTGAAACAGTTGCAGACCTGTTCGCTTACAGGCGTCTCATTACAAATTAACAATCATATTGTCTATTACAAGATGAGTATAGTATCTCGCGATACAATATAAATATAGTAAATTAGTTTCTGTTTTTCAATTTCCCATGTCTTTTGTCGTGGCATTCTCTACAAAGAGAAACAACATTGTCGGGATCTAATAATAACTGTAATTTTTCTTCTTCAGTTGCTCCTGTGCTAAAAGCAATTATATGATGCACTTCTTCTGCAGGAACTGACCTTCCATTCAATGCACAGTCATGACATAATGGGTAATTTGTAATCTGCCATTCTCTTAATAGCTTCCACTGTTTGTTATAGTAATATTTACCCCATTTATTATTGTGTCTGACATTAGCTTCGTGAGCTTCATGTGCTGACTCTTTAGGACATACTTTTCTTTTTGTTATATACGGCATCTCTTGTCTCCAATTCTTTATTTGCTTTCTTAACTGCATATTCAATAGGATTATAGTTTTCACAAGCAGCTTCATACAAATCTTGTGCTTTCTTATAACCAACTTCTTGAATTAATAAAGCTCTAAATAATTCTGTTTTTTCTTCTTGAGACATTATATAGTTATTTTTCATCTTCTAGCTCTTGGTATATTTATCAGCTGTTAAATTATACAGCTTCATAGTTCAATGATGCTAGAAGAACATCTAGATAGTTCTAGCATTCCTCTAGCTATATCTTTTCTATTTGACTAAACTGTCTAATAATTCTTCAGCATCTTGGTCTCCGTCACCATTCTTTAATCTGCTAAGCTTTGCTTGCTCAAATGGAGATAAAGACAACTTCGCAAGTATATTCAAAATTTCTTGATGTGCATGATTCATTACTGCAATTGCTGGATTTTTCGATACTCTTTTATAATCATCTTGTGAAGAAAGTTTCTTGTCTGCATCTATTGCGTCGATGCCTAAGAAATACAACTTCAACTGATTTGCTAAAAGATCTAAGCAGCAATAAAAATAGTTGCTTAACTTTTCGTTGTTGGCAATACAGTCTTCATACACACGAGACATAAACATTAATACACGGTCATCATAACTTCCGTATGTTTTCTGTATGTATTCATTTATAGTTTTCATATAATATAAATTTTATTTTTCTTATAATTTAAATATAGTAAACAAACCAAACATAAATTCTGGATTTTTCTAGTCTAGTTCTGGAAATTGTTAAAATACATTAAATCTGGATTCTGCTGGACATAGAGAGAGCTGGGAATGGCGTATTTCCGGTCAGTCGGACATAAAAAAGCACTATACCCGGGTATATTTCTGTTAAAATTTATGATTTTTCTGTTAAAATCCGTTAATTGTGATGTTCTCTCTTACTTCTCTTGGAACCATCTCTTGGCAGCCTCTACGTGGCATGCTACTATATTGTTGAAACCTTCTGCTGACTGTAGATACTCAACATCAGCCTTATTATCCATAAAGAAGTTCTCAGTCAATACAGCTGCGCAGTTAGCTCCTTTTATTATATAGAAATTGCTCTCGTAATCTGGATCTCCATCTACCATATCCTTTCTACAGTGGTCAATACCAAACAAATGTACTGCTACATTATAGAATACGTTAGCTAATTTGTCTGATATGTTCTGTACTTTTGTAGTCCACACTGACCAACCACGAGCATTCATCCATTGTCCATTGCCTGCTGCATTAAGGTGGATAGATACCATGATACAGTTACTGCTACCATATTTAGCTACATACTTGTTTATTCTACGTACACGCTCAGCTAGACTAATATCGTTTATCTCAGGAGTAATCAATATAGGATGTATATCTGGATCATTCAATAGTCTATCGTATACTGCAATAGCTATATCTCTATTATACTGATATTCCTTTATTGATTTGTCTGGGCTGCATTTGCCACTGGTATCGTACCCATGTCCATTGTCTATTAATACTACTTTCATATTATCTTTTATATTTTTGTCTTATAATCCAAAAAAGATTATAATATAAAATAGTATTATTGTGCCGTACAGCTGTATTAGTTAACCGCATACAGTCAAAAATAAAAAGGTAACTAATATGGCCCTTTTAAATATAAACGGCTTATATTAGTTACCTTTTTGAAATTATTGAATCCAACCTTTATTTTTCCATGTAGCTATTGTTTTATTAGATTTGTTTATATATGTAGATAATTCTTTCCATGATTCGAACTCTTGTCCTATTTGGAGATTATATTTTTCAGGATGCTTGAAGTTTTCAGTTATTGTTACTGCTTTTGTATTTTTGCTTCCAATATTCGACCATCTTTCTTGCTTCTTTTTGAATATGTCCGTTCTTATGAAAACGTATCTATCAAATATATTCTCATACATTTTATATTCATCATTGTCAGAACACTTTTCATATTTTTCTCTTATATTAGTTACATTCTTAATAGTGTCATTCAATATGTTATAACCAATGTTATATTTTATTGTGTCACGATATTCTTGCAATTCATTTATATAAGAGTCATATTCTATTGGTCCTAATTTTACAACATCCATGATATGATAAATCTCACTATGAATACCTTTTGGTAATATATGAGCTTCAATCATCATCTTATTTACCTTTTCATAACCAACATATTGAGCAAGTTTATTATATTCATATTGTTGGTTTCTGATGTTTTCTCTAATGATGTATGCACTTTGCCCTGTTTCATCAATTTTAATAAAGTCGTTAAGCTCGAAGAACATTGATGTATTTATGCCATCATCTTCAATTATAACATCTATATCATTAAAATTATCATTATAAGTTGTAATATGATCTATGATATATTCTTTAACTTTTTCATTTAATGGTGATTTGTCAGAAACATTTGAAGCAAGTATCTCACTTTCAGACCATTTTATATATGATGGTAAGTTTTCTTTAATTGTATCTATATTGTTGCTTTCATAATACCATTGGTTAACTGTATCTAATTCATCAGCATATGATTGTACATAATGTTTTCTTGTATAAATATTATATTTAGATTTTATTTCTTCAAGTTTATCATAGAACTCAGCCAATTCTTTATAATCTGTATTTGATACTGTTTTTATTAATTCTACAAGATGTACTTTATTATATGAAAATCGGACACGACCTGCTATCTGCGTAATAATCTCGGCAGTAGTCTTTTCATTCATATCCGCAATAGTTAATATCTTTTCGTTTCTATTATTAAAATTTAGCGATTCATATGAAATACATGTGCCAATGATTATTTTATGCTTAAGCAATTGTGTTTTCATTAATTCAATATATTCATCACTGTCCTTTTGACTTGCACGAATAAGTTGACAATCATATTTGCCATAAAGTCTATCAAATATTTTCTGTGCATATATATCAGATGCAATGAATATATGATCATAATAGTTTATGTTACCATATATAAGATGTAATATTGCATTTATTGTCAATGTACTTGATGGCCAGCTTCCTTCATCTCCAATTATTTTTATATGATTAACAAGTACAGGTCTTCTTTCCTTTTCAAATCTATATGTAACTTCAACATTTACTTCATTAATTGGTGTAGCTGAAACATAGCATATTTTGTTTTCAATATCTTTCAACAGCCAATTCATTCGTATTGCAGCTGCACGATATGTTTGGTCTAAGAACAATTTATGGGATTCATCAATGATTACAATACTATTTTCATCAATAAGTCCTTTGTCATGCAATTTTATAAATCTATCCCATATTATTACACCCGTACTTATTACTTTATCAGAGTCTTTATTATATTCAATTTGTTCATATGCAGGATAATTATCCATGTGTGCAATATATGGTACGACAACTATTACATTGTGGTCTTGATTAAGTCTATTTGCAAAATATGTCTTACCAATTCCAGTATCTCCATGTATAAGTATCTTATTATGCGACATTATTGCTTTTGAAAGAAATTCATAATATCTATCACATAAGAACTCGTTTTTTGCGAGAAAAAAGGATTTGCAACCAACAATGTCGGGAAAGAACATCTGTAAGAACAAATATGTCTGTTGTCCTACTATATATTCATCATTGTCTAATTTGAACTTCTTTGTGAGTCTTACAGCATCTTCAACATTCTTTGTTCTTGTATTATAATTATAATATTGAAGTCTGTTTTCCCATAAATCGCAGATTTCTTCTCTTGTTTTGCCTATAGCTAATAATGTATTGATTATCTGTGTAATGGTTGGGATTGGAACTATTATATCACCAATTTGCATTTTATGGTTTGTTCCATGACCATAATAATATCCCTTTTCTTTATCATATTCATATATGTTTTCATCTGCTTGTGGAATATATTCAGATGCGCGTCTTATTGTAGAAATTTCATTTTGACTAAATAGTTTATCATATTCTACTTCAATGTTCTCTGATGGACCAAAGTCGCAATATTCCATGTTTGCTCGTGAACCGAACTGATAGCACATATAACGGCATCTTGCAACATCTTTACATGCTGCATCGTGTTCAATTCCAATTTCATTATGATAAAGTACAGCTAATTCTTTATAATATAATATATAATTTTGAGCAGTAAGTCTATCATTTGCCCTATGCATGCAGAACATTTTGTTACTTAATGTACGTCCTGCATAAACAAGATGTGGAAATTTAGTTAATGCTTTTTGTATTAATTCAGTTACTTGACTTGGTTCAACATCATCAAATTCAATGCATACTAACCCATTAGGTTCCATATTATGTATACTTCTTGGTTTACGTCTGTCATATATTTCTTGTGTTTCTTCATCAACACACATTTCAGTTTTTACAGTACCAGCCCAAGTATATCCTGGCATTCGCATCTTAATATCATTATATTCAATTGAACCATGTGAGTGTGTACGTGCTTTAAGTGTAACGTCTTTGATATTGTTACCATACTTAAAGTTTTTGAATATCCAGTCTAGTTTGAATGAACAAAGGATTTCTCCTAAATATCTGTCTTCTTTTAATGGTCTTGATAATGGTTTTTGTTGTAAGTTTCCTTCTTT